ATAGAGAATCTTCGGGAAGTAGATACTATCTCAAGAGCCTCTATTACTTGTGCAGGTAGGATTTCACGGGCGCGTTTGGTATCAAAGCGGCGTGATTCAACAAATGAATAGCGAACAACAGGGCGGTTTAAGAACATACCCAATTGATTATCGCCAAGTGCAGCTTCAATGTGTGCGCGAGCTACATCTGCTACTTCTTGCAGTTCTTTAATCTTGGCCTGGGCAGATTTATACTGCTCCAGCCAAGCGGCGGTGTTGGCATCAAAATCCACCACGCCTGTTTCTATTTCTACGCTCATATTGACCCCCATCAATAAAAATTGTTGCGTTGAAAATGTTTCCACGCTCCACACGGACCGCTGGAACCATACCTTCGGCCAATGTAGGCCAGTGCTGCCACGGTTTGAGCAACAGTTGATTTACTGCGCTTTAAGCCGAGATTTTTGTAAGTGCCATCCAGTAATTGCCCAACGCCCGATGCGGTGCTGGTTGGATTTTTCTTATCCATCCAAGCGCTTTCTTTTCCCATCAAGGATGAAAAACACTTGAATTGCTTTGCAGTCAGTAGCTCGCGAGCCACTTCCTTTGGATTCACCTGCATCAAAGGTGGCCGATCTTTGTAGATAACCACTTCAGGTATTGCAGGTGTTGCCGTGATTGTTTGAACTATCAATGATGTACTGATGCTAACCACAACGATTAACGCCAGCCTTTTGATGAGTCTTTTGTCTGTTGGTGTAATGGTGCTGCTCCTTGTTCAGTTGCTAACCACTTGCTCACAACTCGCTTTGCATAACTAGGCGATGTGTTCAATTGGCCTGCAATTTCGTTGACAGACAATCCTTTTTTATGTAATTGGATAATTCCAAGTGCCATACCTTTGAAGGTGACATTCTTATCCCTTACAACAACAGCATCTCTTTCGGTTGGCGTTGAGCCACCCCAAATGCCGTGAATTATCTGTTTTTCTAGTGCGTACTCCAAACACTCCTTTTCGTGAATACAACTTGCGCATATTGCTTTAAGTTGGTGCAGTCTTTCTGCCTCTTGTGTGCGGTTATCAGGAAAGAATAAATCCTTATCCTCAATCTCTGCACACTTGGCTTCAACAAATCGTGGTAGATCAACAAAGAAATCAAATGTATTCAATGCTTTTCTGCTAACCATTGCTGAAGGTCCTGGATTACCCAGGCTTTTTCAATCCCAGCGTTTCGGCGCTTGAGAATGATGTAATGCAATGGAACCTCGGATAGACCGCGAGCCTTTGCGTAGTTTTCTGCCTCAACTTCAGCTTCACGCCAAAATTCAGGCAAACTTATTGTTTTACGATTCTTGAGTTCAAGAATGTATGTTTTGCCAGCAACTATGGCGCACAAATCGCCTTCGTCTGCCGACCCAGCCTTTACCAATCGTTCGCACAAAGCACCAGCACTACGAAGCCAACGCATAACATCGGTTTCAAATTGTGCGCCTTTGCGCCCGTTGGGATTAGCCATTGAGTTATTTAACCGCCTTCAATGAAGGGTAGTTGCCTTGAGCCTCGCGCCCAATGCGTGCAAACTTAACTGCTCGAATCAAATCTTCAGCCAAAATGAGTGCCTCTTGCTCGCTCATATTGCAAACCAATGGTGCGTTCTCGCCTAAGTTCTCACGGGCATTATCTAGGTGTTCAAAGTAGTTTTCAGATTTAACTGAGCGATCTGCTGAATGGCGCAGTAAGTCCAAATCATCTAATTCATAGGCGCCCACAACATCTTGGACTAAATCCTTTACTGCATCTTGTTCTTCAAGGTATAGGGCAATGCTGCCATCTGAATGATTATGAATTGAAAACAGCGGTTCGCGTGCTTGCTTTTCAAAATTCATTCGCCTTCACCTATTTCAAAAGCTGCAACAATAATTAAATACAGGCAAATGATGCCTATAAATCCACAAACTAAACCTAACCAAAACATTTGGTATTCCTTTCCGTTCAAAGAGTAGGATGACACATACTACACATCTTTGAACTGCGCGACACGCTAAAGGCGCTGAATTTCTATCTGAAAAGGTGGGGCGGTGTTGATGTCATATTTAGCAGCAATTGCCAGTGCCTCAAGAATCCGATCAGTTGCCCAATCCGATTGGGCAAGGTTGGGCAGTTGCCCAGCCAATGCGCCTAGCGCGTAGGCAGAGCCACTGCCGACCCCATAGAGGCCATCGGCGCTTTGGGTCACACTCAAGTCATCGCCAATTTCAAACACATTGCCAGCAAATGCCAGCAGGTATGAGTAACTAATTCCCTCTTTAGTGTAATCAAATCCCTGCAACTTAAATGCGGCAATGATACTTGGAATGATCTTTCTGCCCATAAAGGTAACTGGGTTGGTGCCATCGTAGGCTGGCGGTGTCCAGTTGTAGGTGAGAACATCCCCTGGCCTGCAATCACCGCTTACGGCTAATAGGTACTTCTTTAGCTTTACAATCTTGGGTGTGCTGGGTGAGATGATGCGCTTATCCCCATCTGTCACCTGAGAGTCTGCCCCTAGAATGGCAAAATCAGGCCCCTGGTAGGCGATTAGCGTGGTCATTGCCTAAGTGTAGGGGTAAGGCGTGAAAACCCTAGCAATTCCCCAATTTCTTCGGGTTTCCACGCCTTAATCCGACCCTAACACGCCCAAATCCTGTTATCAAATCGTTATAAACATTTTTGGCAATTTGGGGTCAAATGTTGCCTGTGTGTATATACAGGTGCTATCTTTATCTCAATGGGGAACGGCCCCTAAGAAACGAGTTCAAAGTGAAGCTAGTTGCAACAGATACAAAAATTCAGATTAAGTGGTTTGCAGTTGATACAAATGGAAATAAGTTTCGCAACAACCGAGGCTTTATCAGTAGCGGTTGGGATGCAACTTGTTCTTGTGGTTGGGAATCAAGAACTGGTGGCGCAATCAAGTCTTATGTTATAAGCGAAGTTGAAACACACAAAGTAATTGCACATAACTACACTTGGGGTTTTGACATTGATTATTCAAAAATTAGCACAGAAAAGGCAGGTGCATAATGTTTTCAACTAATTACACCTGCAAATGTGTTGCTTGCAAAACAACATTTGAATCAGTTATGAAGGTCAATTTATGTCTGCCTTGCTTTGAGGCATACCTAGCAAATTTGGAGAATAACTAAAATGGGTGCTATGAAAACATTACTAAGCGAAGCAACAATCAATATGTATCACATCAGCGTTGATCTTAATGAAGCCTCTTTGTGTGGCAATCCTGACGAAATGAAACAAGCACTACGCAGAGCAATTGTTAACTCTGCACTTGCAATTGCATACCTTGATGAATTGGAGCAAATGTAATGATTACAAAGCGTGGCAAGCGTATGCGAGCAATAGCAATTGCAGTTGGTTTATTTGTTGTATTGCAGGTTGCTGCAAATCTTTGGTGGGTTGGCATTGATGCACCCAGCGCAGAGTTTCTTGGCTGGTGTTGGGGTTCAATGACTGAGTGCGTGGTTTTATGACACCACATAGATCAATCCGCGTTGATGCTGATTTGTGGCAGTTAGCGTTAGAAAAAGCAAAGCAAGAAGGCACCACCGCCACCGCAATCATCATTCAAGCATTGCGTGAATACATCAAATAATTAAAGAAACGAAAAACCCCCCGCAGGAACGGCTGCAGGGGGTTTTTCTATGGGGGCGTTTTGCGCCTAAGTCTTAATCTATGTGTTGAGCAAGTTCAGCGCAAATTGCGGCATACGCTGCTAAATCCACCGCTGAATCTAAGTGATTGGGCATTGCAGAAAGTCGAGCAAGTTTCATTCCAGCCATACATAAAGCTGCAACTTCAGGTGGCACTGCATCGCCTGGTTGTGCTGTCTCAACATATCGTTCTAAAATAATTCCTAAAATTACACCAATGCGCTTATGGTTGATGCGTGGTTCATCGTAGGAAACATTGCGATCACCATAAGTTAGGCGTTTGGCCTCATCTAATACTTCGCCTCGGTTCATTTATCCCCCATCTCATACCAGCCATCGCCCCAAAGGGTTAAAAGGCGCTTAAAGTATGCCTCGTATTGAAGGCCGATAGTATCAAGGTTGTAGGTGTCAACTGCACGCTGACGGATAGCGGCGCGGTCTAAATCTTTGACAGATTCAGCAGCCTGCATAAATTCTTGCAAAGTACGGCATCTAAAGCCTGAACCTGCAGGGTTATTCTCCGTGAAAGCGCCCCAATCAGTTGTGATTGTAGGCGTGCCACAAGCCTGTGATTCAATGACCACATTACCGAATGGCTCAACATAAAGGGTAGGGGCAAAGGTGGCAATGGCACCGCCCATTAACTTAGCTCGTTGTTCAGGTCCAACTGACCCAACAAACTCGCCGTATCCTAATTGCTCACCAGGCCCAGCCAAGATAAGGCGCTTGCCTAAACGCTGGCAGGCTTCTTGGGCAATCCTGTAACCCTTGCGATCAATAAGCCGACCAATAAACAGGTAATACTCGCCCTGCTCGTCTCCCTTGCCATCTCCGAGTGGGAACATTTCAGGTTCTAAATACCCTGGAATAACTGCATCGTAGAACTGGCCATCGGCCGTTGTCGGGTTTTTCCACCCTGCATAGATTGAGTGCATCCAGGCATAAGACTCGAACACTCGAAACTTGGCAAACACGCCGCCGTAGCCAACGCCAAATTCAACGGCTGTATGGGCAGGAAAGGCATCGGCAATTGGCTGTTGTGCGCTGCCGCCGATAAGACAGATGAAATCTTCTTTTTCAATCCGTGAGGCGATGCCAGCAATGGCGTTGGCATTGAACTCATCCCACAAGGCACCGTGAAACGGGAACTGCGTGTAGTGGGCAACGGTTGCCACCGCCTCTTTGCGCTTTGAATCTGCAACGCAGGTAATTAGCTCGGTGACTGGCGCCTCAACGGTTTCACCCGCATAAAGGAATACTTCGTGGCCTAAGTCGTGCATCATTATGCAAAAGCGGCGCACCTTTTCAGTAAAAGCGCACCCTGCAAACTCTTTTGTTACCTGTGTGTGTGGCAATGCCACGATGTGAAAACGCATTGATTCCCCCGAATCTGTTTTAGTTAGCCAAGAAGTAACTTAGCCTCATCATCTGTAATGCCCAACTTTGCTAACAATGCTGCCTTTTCTGCAGCCTTTTGTGTTGCTTCAGCCTCTAGCGCAATGCGATCTGTTTCAGCTTGCGCCGTATCAATCTCACGCTGGGCAATTTCTTCACCAGTTAAAGGAATCTCGGCTACTACGCCAGTCTCACAGTTAACGATGATCTTTGTAAGTGTCTCTGACATTAGTTTATCTCCCTGATTGTGTGTTCTTCGTGTGTGCAAATCCAAAGGCAGGTTGCCTCATCTAGTACTGCTACATCGTGGCACTTAGGTGGAACAAAAGCATCTAGTGTTGAGTCGTATGTGTAACCAATACCAGCATAGTTCTTGCGGATATTGTTGTTGTAACTTGTCTTGACCCAAGTACCGCCAAGTGTGTTGAAGAAGGCTTTGCCTTCATCGCCATAGTTAGGTCCTACTAGAACCTGTGTGACGATGTTGTTTTCATCTATCTGCGCCCAATGACTCATACT